TTCTCAATTACGTCAATGGCTTTCTGCAAGTCGTCTGTGTTCTTTGTACGTGCAATGTATTTAGCCACTTTACAGAAGCAGCTATCCCCATTAGCTACCATGTATGTCAATTGCAATGGCTGTATCTTCATTGAGGTGTAATGGCTACCACCAACTTGCTTATCCCATGCTGTCATTGGATGCTCCCTCTGCACGTTGAATTCTCCTCTCAAGACAGTCGCTGCAGTCGCACATTGCTTCGTAGTACTGCCTGTATATATCGTTTTGGTTGTCATAGTGAGAAGATTCAAATTCACCTGTGTTAATAAGGGACAGTAACATTTCTTTCCTTATCTCCAGCTCAGATAGCTCCTGTGAAAGTTGTGCAAGCGTATTTTCGTCTGACATCAAACCCCCTTAGCTTCAATACGTAGCATTACATTCTTCTTAATCGTCTCAGGTCCATACTTGTCAATACCAGACAGCAACGCATAGATTGCTGCATTCTCTTTGTCAGAGAACATTGACAGATAGCGAGACGCACACTCTTTACCCCCGTCTACATTCAAATTAAGCGCCATTACAGCACGATTGTATGCACGCAGGAGGGGCTCTTGTACTTCATTGAAAGTGTCAAAACTGCTCATTTGTTTTTATTCCTCAGCTCTTTGGCTTGTTGTTTTTCTTCTTTGGTCTTGGCGTCATGGCAGGCTTTACATAGTACCTGCAATCCGTCTTTCTCTACGAACATTCGTTCGATAACTTCATCCCATGTAGTAAACCCAGTTAGTGGAACCACACTTTCTATGTGATCGACGGCCACCTCTTTAGCTGGGAATTGATTATGACACTCCGCACATTCATAATGTTTTGCCATGCGTCCTGTTGCTTTGTTTGTCTTTGTGCCAACACAAGCGTCTGCAAGACATTCAAACTTAGGCCCCCATCGTCTTGACATTGCCCTGAGCCCACTCTTGATGAAGGAATTAAACCGGGCTTGTGTCCACCGACCACCGTTACGTAGCACGCGGTGCCCTCCAAAATACTGGCTCAAGGTCGCCATTCAAATTGTCGGCCCTCCTGATCATGTATACGAGGTTTGCTGTCTCAGTTAGTAGCTCCATAGCCTGATCACCATACAATTCGTTATAGACGCCCTCAACAGCCTTATAGAGCGATAGCTCATCTTGGCAGTCTTTGAGCAGGTTGTATGTCTTAATGTCAGACCAACCTCTTGCACCTCCGATATTGTCAACGCTATCTCCGATAAGCATCTGAGCATACAACAACATATCACCAGTGCCCTTGAGCTTCTTACCCCCCTTAAGTTCTAGCGTACCATGCTTATCAACCCACTTAGGCCCAAAGCTTGGTTGCTTGCCACACTCCCACCCGTAATGTAAGCCAGGTACTTGGCGTAAGTCTTTATCTCGTGTGCATATGATTGTGTCTTTAAACTTCAGACGTTCGGTTTGGCGCATTGACATCAAGTCATCAGCCTCCAAACCTTCGACCAACTCACTCTCGTAAGAGGCCATCAGGAACGAGCGTATATATTTCAGATAGTGTGGCTTATCTCCTTTACGATTCCCTTTGTAGGGCTTAGATTTAGCTATGTCATTTCGGAAGTTAGTTTTACCTGTGAAGAACAGCACCGGTGGCTCTGTAGCATACACCTCAGAACATATTTCACCAATCTTAGCAAGCACACGCTTGTTGACTTCCTCAACAGGCACTAACGTTAGTTGGTCTTCTTCAAAGCGTTGACAGCCAAAGGCTAGTTCATACGCTATCAAATCTCCGTCAATTAGTGGTGTCAAGTTTTACTCACTTGTATAAAGTGTTTCTCTAGTTCGCTCAAGGATTCATTGTACAAGTCTTTGTAAAACTGAACCTCTATAACAGCGTCGTCATACTTAGTCTTGTATATGTCGAGAGCCCTCTCCAGCCGTCTGACATAATCCAGATTAACTTCCTTGTCACATGTAGTGCCACAGCACATGTTAAGTTGGTGCATTACTTGTTGCCTTTGAATGTGTTTAGCTTCTTCACCTCATATTTCGGGTTATTGTAGAACTCTTCAATGCCCATGTCTAAGTAAAATGACTGAACGACATCACGCCCAGCCCTCTCGTACTCCGAATGCAAGCCGTTGTGGTAAAATTTCCCGCCAATCAATGCACCAAACCACCACTCGTTTCCGTCTTTATGCACAATCTTGTGTGTCCACTTAACCTTCATTCATCCTCCGTACACCCTCACGAATCAGTTCAGCGTCTGCGTTGTTGGTGATGGCCGACATATAGTCAGCCAATTCCAGCAATCGTCCAATCAGTTGTTCATTACTCAGATGTTGCATCGTCTTCCTCCAACACCTCAAAGCGCTCAGCAGCTACCCAGTAGAACTTCATCTCACCGTCTGGCATATACATGGCCATGTCCTTGCCTTCGATGTTGGCCACACTATTCACAGCACCAATATCTCCCTTACGGAAGCCATACTTGCCAAGCCCCTTGGCGTTAATCAGCTTAACTTTGTCACCTATTTTCATTTGTTTCCTTTGAATTTATTGAGTTTCTCTACAATGAAATGCCGGCCACTAAAGTGGCTTTCTACACTGCCCCCAACAGCCCTGAACCCAAAATCTCCAAGCTCTGGGTGTCGTACACCAAGATAGCCATCCACGTCTACGAAACATAGCCAACTAACCCCGCCACAAGTGACTCTGTGGGTGTAGTTACCACGGCTCGTCCCCATCATCGTCCTCCTGCTCAACAACCTCTGGCTCAACGGGTTTCTCAACCACTTTCTTCTCAGCCTTTGGCTTGCCCTCAAGCACGACTTGTAGCTCACTACCTTCATAATCCAAGTTAGACTTAATCTTGTCTTGAATCCACTGAGGCAAGCTGCTGAAGATTTCTACATCAGGCGCTGTGGTGTCAAAGAACTTAGGAACATTCTTAGGCTCAGGCACTTGCAGCCCTTTCATCGGAGGTGTTACACTACCAACCTTAGCACGACCCTTCTTGGTGTGAGCTACAGTCAGTGTGCATGGGTGTCCAAGAAGCTCTGTCCAATCACCGCCATACTTCTTGGGTCGGTCAAAGGCCAGATAGCGCTTGGTGGATGTCGCCAATTCACTGTCCAAAGGCAACAGAGGGATTGACTCACTCAACCAACGTGGCTTGTCCTCAATGTCATTGCCCTGTTCATCTTTCATAAACTCAGTGCAGAGTTCATAGGTCAGCATGATGTAACCAACCGGTGGCCTGTCGGTGTCTGCAATATAGCCCTGACCATCAACCCACTTGTCACGATAGTGACGACCAAGGTCGATGATTTGTGCAAGACGTGATGGGTAGTTGCCCACTTCAACCTCATCTTGCGGAGCAAACTTCTTACCATTCCCACCTGCTTGCTTAACTTTGCCTGCATGAAGCGCCATTATTTACTTTCCTTCTGTTTCTTGTGACGTGCCGTAGCCGTACTGTCGCCATGGCAAATTTTACTTACTTTGTTGCCGTGCTTGTAGCCAACAACTTTCCTTCTACTCTTCACCATCACACTCCTCATAGAATGTATGCGCACTATTTAGCAATGTTTGTAGATAACTGTTTACCTCGCACACCTCAAACAAACTTTCATACTCTCCAAGCAGAACTCTTTTATCAGTGCCATACTCAACTGCAAACAATCGGTACATTTCACACCTCAGTGAATCTCAGAATATGCTGCCCCGAAGTCAACAGAGCAGTCTAGCTCCCTGTTGAGCTTCAGCTCTTTATTAACCTTGTCCATGCACTCATGCAAGAACTTGGTCAGTTTCTCTCTCTTACCTTTGCGGACGAGGCACACTATCTCATCGTGGAATTGTCCAATGATTGGCACCTTGCCAGCCTTGACGTGCTTAACCCACGTGTCAAAACAGAATACGCCAGTGCCTTGGTTGAGGGTGCTCCATACATCTTTACGATGTCGTAACGGATACCAGAATCCGCTCACAGGGTTATACAACCACTCCCTGCCATTGCACTCCTTAACTCTCTGTTTTTCAGCAGATGCTGGAATGGACCAGTTTAGTTTCCAGTACGCAGTGTGCAGCTTGGCCGCCTCATACTCAGGTATGCTGGCTGACCTAGATATCGTGGCAGCACCAGCGCCGTATGTGGCGGCGTAATTAACAGTCTTCCCGAGTTTACGTGCTGCTGCAACCTTGTCGTATATCTCCTTTTGCTTATCCTTTGGTAGAAGCTTCATCTCTTCGATGTTCATTCATCCTCCGGCTGTTTTCAGAGACAGTAACCCACTCGCAGTTATCTTTGCAGTAATCACCGCAACTGTCTATCCTATCTATCGACATACCCTCAGACCATCCGTTGCTTATAGCCCAGTCATAAAACTTATCAAAAGTTGCGAAGTCGTCTGATACAACTACCCCCTTCCCTCCATAATATTTGTATCTCTGACTTTTCGGATTATTGCATCTTTGCAACATGCTGTAGTATATGCCGTACAAATGGTGCTTACTTAGTCCGTGCTTAGTTGGGTCTGCCCTGTTCTCCTTCATCTTCTCTTTTCTCAGACAGCCGCAGCTAAGTGTTGGTGAGGCACCAGTAAGTCTGTAGGTAGCTAGTGTTGTGTACTCGCCACAATCACATAAACACTCCCAGTAATGCTTACCCCACTTACCTACTCCGTCGTACTCAACTACCGTTAACCTGCCGAAACGCATTCCAACAAGCTGGCTTACTTGTTTTCTTTGAACCATTTGTAGAATTCTACCTCCTCTTGTGTAACCATCCCAGCAACTACTGCCATCTTTAGGTGTGGGTCGTAGTCGTCTTCCAACTGCTCTTTCACATACTCTTGGTCATGTTCCCACATGTAGTGGTGGCCAGTTCTATTTTCTAATGACGAGCAGTCAGAACCACACAACTCATAACCTTCTGGCGCTATAAGACATCCACGAATGTCTTCACCATATGGCTTGTCAACCCCTGGTAGATTGACCACTACAGCGTGCTTGAAGCGCAGTGTGTTGGTAAGCCCCTGCACTTTAGCTTGTACATAACCATGCTCGTCAACGTTGGCTAAGAAGCCTTTAAGAATCGAAATACGATGTGACAAGACTGACAGGCCATTCAATACTTCTAGCTTTGGCTCCTTCTCAAATAGACGTTGGACACAAGGGCACACACTAGGATAGTCAGGATGTTGTGAGCTAACACTCACCTGTGGTATCTTCTTTATATCACCAGTCTCTTTATTGCGTTGATATTTAAACTCACTAGGCACCCACCCCAGTCCGTATAGCCAATCTTTAATCTGGTCATGACTCCCTGGGTTAGGGTCTTTGTAGCCATCAACATACTCTACAACACCGTCGTAATCTTCTGGTAAACCTTTCTCCTCTAGCAGGCTAAACCAAGCAACGCCAGTTGCACTCCTGCTTTGGTCCATCTTGAATGGCTTTGCAGGACGTGTCTTCTTCTTGATTACAGGCACTTTAGGCATAACCTGTGCCAACTCTACAACCTTATCCTCCTTTAGCTTAGAGAGCCTCTCAAGAGCTTCTGTGCAACGTGCTACATCAAGCTTCCACCCAAACTTCTCTTGGTCTGCTGCGCACTTCATCTTGAAAGTTAGATAGCGTATAAACTCCCACGCCTGTTCTTCTCCTTCGTACAGCTTAACCAACTGCTTCCACTGACGCTTCCACAGCAGCGTATTAATCTTGACGTCTTCCTCACAACGATGTATATACTCCTCTGTTGTCAGGCCCTCCCAGTCCGTAATGACTGGCTTTGGTACACCAAACTCCTCTCCCCAAGCTTCAAGACCATGCAGCTTACGTTCTGGTTCGAGATACCAGGATATGCTGAGAGTGTCTACAAGTTCACACTTAACCTCGATGCCAAGAAGACGTTCTAGTGTAGGTATATCGTACCTTACAATGTTATGACCAACAAGAATAACGTCTTCCCTAGACATCAGCCTGGCCATTCTTTCATAACTTGTTGTGGAGTTTATCTTGTCGTCCATGTTTGCGGATAGGCAATGAAGCTTTGTGGCTTTCAGCCCATCCGCCTCCACATCAAAGACAACCACCTTCTTCATGTATTTCCTTTGAATTTGTTTATCTTCTTACAAGAGAAATCTCCATGGTTCATGTAGACGCGCAGGGGGCTAATTGATTGCTCCCACCCGTCATATTGACGAGGGCTAGTCATTTTATAATACAGCCCATGTTCAGTGTCAGCTAAATCCCACGTTCCACCACCGACAAGGCTGACCAATTTATGTGTTGCTTTCATTCCCGTACTCCTCCCTCATCTTAGCACAAAATCTGCTCTTAATTCTATGCACCCTGCGGCGATTAACCCCTGTAATCTGAACAATCTGTGCATCTTTACATTGCAAAGCAAAGGCACAATACAACACTTGCCTGTGGTGTTCTGGATACGCCTTAATCTTATCTAGGATTTGATTAAGAAAGTAGCCATCCTCTGGAGCGTTCTCTACTATCCAGTCATCTTCCTGTATCTCTGTGAAGCCACCACTCCGATTTGCACGTTTCATGTCATAGCAAGCCTTGTTGAAGATGGCGTTAAACCAAGTGCCAAGCTCACCAATATGTGGATTGTACGTAGTGTAATAACGTACAGCACGTTCAAAGGCATCATGCACAGCATCCTCTGCCCACTCTGGCCCAACACGTCTGGCCGCTGCACCAACCAAGATTTTACGCTTGAGCTTATAGAACTCAACTAGCTGTTGCATGTTTGTTTCCTTTGAACTTCGCCAACTGAATAAAATTTTCCGCCTTTACCCACCAAGTCTCCCCTATATGGTGTTTCTTATGGTACTCTTTATGGTCAACAACCCTAACTTTAATTTGGGATTGTGGGATGCCATCTACTTCCTCAACAACTAGCTTGGACAGCCTGTTTGTTACATAGTAGGTGTCGTCATCACATACACACCTAACCATGTCTCCAACTTTAAACATATCAAATCTCCTTAAACATACCTGTGTGTTTCTGCCATTGAAGCTGGCATCTACCAACCTCACCAAACTCTCGGTCATCTAGCAATACTAGAGTACGGACATTGCGCTGCTCTTCTGAAAGCTCTGGGTCTTTGTTGCCTTCAATGCCAAACATGTAGTTACATGAACGTCCCATTGCACGGCTGCCCGCAAACTCAGACGTCAACACTTCACCACCACGGTCATGTGGCTTGCCGCCCTCCTTGTTACGCAAGTGACAGAAGATGAAGATGACTATGTTCAGGTCTTTGGCCATTGCTGAAAGCTCCTGAGCAACTTCTTGAAGCTTTGTATTGGCGTCAGCAGCATTCATCCCGTTGGTCAGGTTGGTGATTGGGTCAATGAATACAGCGTCTACTCCGTTAGTGGCTGCAAACACAATGTCAGCCTTGAGAGTTTCCCAACCAAGGTGTTGGTAGATGTTAATAAGTTTGAGCTTACCACGTAACATCTCACCTGCTCTGTCATAGGCGTCATAATCAAACGGAATGTTTGGGTCATGGAAAACCTTACCAACAATCTTGCCACACATCAGCTTGTATGTCTTCTTGTTAGCCTCCTCTGGCTTTGCCATCAAGACAGTCCAGCCATGCTCCTTGATTATGTGAGCACCCACCGCATTAACCACCTCAGATTTCGTTGTGTTCAACACAGCTCGCTAAACTGTGCCCGCACCATTACGTGCAGCTGCATGTCCCCATGCAGACCAGACTATATCTTCACACTTTCGTGTGTCTCCCGTTTCGAGCCGCTTGGCCCTACGTCTTTCGACTAGTCGTTGAACCTTACACCTTGCCAGACTTAAAGTTTAGGTGGAGCATAGATGTATCTCTTCCTCTACGCCACCCATCTTTGACATTCTCTGATGGAGTAACCCACTCCAGATTGTCTTTATGGTTGTTCTGATTATCGCCGTCTATGTGGTTTACAACAAGACCATCACTGGGCTTATCCACAAAATGTTCGGCGACAAGCCTGTGCACAAATACCCTCTTTGTGATACCGCCCTTGCACAAAGTTATCCTGTGGTATCCTGTTGAGTTCTTATCTGGCTTTAGTGGCTTGCCTCTAGCACCTATGACAGTGCCATCTTCCAGAACTTCATACTCTTCGTAGTCTTTTATTTTCATAGTGCCTCCTTAGTAAGAGGCAAGGTGTCTTGGCTGCTGATTACCTGTTCTAGGCCTCCCAGCAGTTAAAGAGATTTTAAATGAGCTAACCTGTTGTTTTTAAACAGGAAGTTGACCCATTTTTTGTGCGGCACCGATGTATATTGTCTCTCCCTTGCGAATCCCCCGAGTCTTCTCTGTTACGTAGTCCCATGGCCATGACACGCCGTAAGCAGCAGGCTCTTTAGCTGCCTCATGCAAGCTCTCTGCATCTACAATGCGGCTGTTCTTGGGCTTGGCAGCTTTGAAGCGCACAGCATTGAACAGGGCCTTCTTATACCCTTCCATCAGGCATTCATTGGCATCTTTGGCAGGTAATTCAGCAGACATGGCCTCTGGAAGAATTTTACACACCTCCTCTGCTGCCTTACGCCCAGGTTCATCCATGTCGAAGACAAGAACAACTTCCTTGAAGTGCTGTCTAATCTTTGGTAACAAGCGCCCGATATCCCGTGCAGCAGAAGCTGCCCCGTGCGGGATGGACACAACAGCAGGTATGTTCCCAGCAAAGTCTCCTTTGTTGCTCTCACAGATAACCTGCCACAGGGCAACGCAATCGAATTCTCCCTCTGTTATATACAGCCGCTTGTCGCCAGTAGCTACAGCCTCCTTCCAGCCGAACAGGTCAACACCCTTCATACGACCAACACTCCACACCTTCTTAGGTTTGGAGAGTGTAGCCATTTTAGCCCCAGTCACATTTCCATCAACTCGGTATGGGAATGCAGCAAGCATTGGTGTCTTGCCGTCTTGCTCGCTAAAACCAACACGAATACCAAAATGAGCAAGGCTTTCTTTCTTCAACATGCGTTCAGGCAGTTCAATCGCCTTGAGCTTTCTAATCTCTGCTAGCTCTTGCTTAATGTCCTCCTCTGTCTTAACTCTAACCTCTGGCTTGTAGTCAGGCCGTTCTTTATACGGGTCTGGTACATGAATTCCACAAGAGAAGCAATGGCCATTATAGCTGCCATCCTCCTGTTGGAACACTTGCAAGCCCCTGTCTGTGCCACATGAATGTGGAAGCTTCTCAACGCATACGCTCAAACAGCCCTCCGTTATTTATTTCCTTTGAATGTACTTATTTTTACAGATACCTTGTCAAAAGTGCCTGTGAACGTAAAGGCGCTCAGAAACCAATCGCCAGCCCTAGACTTAAAGAAGATGTCCCCAGTTACTTCGTTTTTGTGGTACTCCGCGTTAGGGTCACCAAGGTGTCTGTGTGTAGCTTTCATTCTTCTTGTTCCTCCATTTCAATATTTCACGCTTGTGCTTCAAACTCTTGGTAGGTTTGTTCTTAACTGTACGGCTCATTCCATCATCCTGCTGACTGCTGTTGTTGCTATTGCTTTTGTAAATGCCTCTGCCTCTTTTAGTGTGCCCCCACTAACAAAATGTAGCTGTTGAAGAAGCCACGTGTGTGTCGAGCTAACGCAATTCTCTATCCACCAGTCCCAAGAGAAGCTATGGCCCCTGTATTTTGGGTTGTGGAAGAAAGCAAAGCTTGCGAGGACATTGGCGTAGCACAGGTGCTGCATCCTAAGTCTCTCTCTGTTAGTCATAACAGGTACCTCCTAATACAACTAAATTTAGTGAATTGCGACAATAACCCACCCAGGAGTTTTCTTGTAGTCTTCAATGGCCCCTATGTCTGTCCACACACCTTGCCAATTTAGATATTGACAACGTGTGTTGTCTTCTGGACTAATGCGGAACTCATATTCATATTTATTCTTGAAGATTGCTTTGTAGTGGGTCATTTATTCCCCTTGAATTTGTTCACCTTCTCCATCCAGCGCTCATCCCAATACCAGACACTGTTATCCTCAACACACCTCCACCAACTACTGTTGATCGTTTTTGCATTAAGTGTAAGCCTCTGGCGGTGGCGACAAAGAAAATCCTCCATATCGAAGTTATAGCCAGGGCCATCGTCTACGTCTTCTGGGAGTGTTATTTTAACCTTGTCTCCAACTTTAAACTTCACTGAACACCTCCACATACTTGTCCAATGTAGTGCCGGACAGCCCAGGTGCGCTATTCACCTCAAGCACATAGGCTTTCTGCTCTTTGCCATTGTACACAACATCAACAGCTCCGAAATCGAGGCCAAGAGCTTCTACAGCAGCAATAGCCTGTTTCTCACAATCTTCTGGTAAGTCAAAATCTTCAATCTGGAAGATGAACCCATTGTCGTGATTGCGTACTTTCCAATCTACTTCTTCATCAGGCACGTCAAGACGTCGTGCTTTACGTTGCTTGTGAATCATCTTGCCATTGAACACATGCACACGATATTCGTTCTGCTTCTTGACATAGCGTGTGTATAGCGGGGCCTTTACAAGCTCGTCTTCGTTCTCGGCAATGATGATACCATTTCCACTATGTCCATTGAGCACAGTACGACACACCACCGTATGCCCTTGTTTAAGCCACTCAGAAGCCTCCACAAGCGATTCTGTCCATTCGGGAATACCTACCTTGCCACCCATGGCTCGGAATGCTTCCAGCTTGTTTGAGGCACGTTTAACAGCGTCTGGTGTGTTGAGCACTTTACCTGCACGAATGTCTCGTGCAATGTTAGACGCCCCCCAGTTAACCAGAACATCCACACGGATTGGCTTGCCTTCATGCTTAATGCGTTTTGCATTAAGGGCTTTAGCCAGTGCTGTGCCGCCCTCAGAGAATTTATTCCACAGGTAGAATTTCATTTGATGTTCCCTTTGAATGCTGTGCTGGCTAGCAACACTGCTACTTCTTTACGAATTGACCAGTATAGCTTTGACTGGTCTGGCACAAAACCTGAATCGCGTACCCAGCCCAGACGTCCGTCGGGTCCCTCATAGTCAAGTGTCTCTATCAAGACATTGTGGTCTCCAACAAGGATCACCTTGCCACTGCAAAACGCCCCTTTTACAACATCCCCGACTCTAAACTTTACCATTACCAATCCCCCTCAAATGCAATGTGCTGGATACGACGGACACCACGCATAACAACTTGCTTGTCTTCGTCAGTCATGTTAGGAAACCACTCTTCAGCGAATGCCCCTTGTGTCTCGCTGCTCATCATCAACAATGTGACAGGGCTGATGATGTCACGTGCCTTGTCCTTAAGTGACATCAAGAACTTAGCCCATTCTGCGGCAGCCTCGAAGTCCCCATCCCCACGCCATCCACGAAATTCCAAAGACCCGTAACGGAACAGGGCATTGAAATTAACAGAGGCGTAGCGAATGTTGTCAGTGTTCAGCAGCTTCAGGTCTTCTGTCTTTACAACGTCGTACAGCAGCTTGCCAAGCCATTCAGCGTCTGACATACGAAGACAGAACAGATTGCCTTGTCGTGTGTCCCCAAAGCGACGACTGATCAAATCCTCCATACTAAGGTATAGCAATGCGAAGTTGAACAACTGCGTATATGTCAAGTCACCAACGTTGACGTGGACGTGAGTACCAGCATAGCCAGAGTTGTAAACTTTGGACTTGTCGAATGCCTTGCGGATAAGCTTGATTTTGTCGTCAAGCTCTTTGATGTGGCATGGCTCAGGCAGCACATACTCATGGCTTTCACCACGCAATGAGCCGTCGTTCTCCACACGCCATCCGGGCACATTGTTGGGGATGTTAACGCCCTCAATTTCAAACTCAAGACCAACGTGGTCGGTGTAGGTGTTCTTGATTCCTACAAGATTTTTAATAAGCATGGCTACTTATTCCCCTTGAATTTGTTCACTTTCTTCATCCAACTCCCAGCGAAACAGTAAGCCTTTCCACCAACTAAGGTGTACCACCCACCATCACAATCATACTCGTTGTCATAACCTACCACACTTTCCACTATTACGTGTTTGCCGCACCACCTGCCCATTTCCACAACAAAAGATGGGCCTGTATCCCAGTCTTCTGGCTCTGTAATTACAACCACGTCACCAACTTTAAACTCGCTCATCAAAAATCTCCTTAAGCACTTGCTCCAGGTAAAACTTCTCAGGAATCAGTTGCACCACTTCACGACGTACAACACCAACTTCCATATCCTTGTAACACAGCTTGATTGAGCGTCCGTCTTTGTACACCCCCCAGTCACGATGGAATGGCATGGCTTTGGCCGCCCCGTCAACCACCAGCTTCAGCACTTCTGGGAAGCTCTTGTATTGGTTGAGGATTGGTTGGAACATCCGACTCACGTGTACACGTTCACAAGGGAACGGCATCACATGGCACACCAAACTCTCGTTAGCCAGCGATTGCTTGTACTTACGTTGCGGCATCCGAGATGTGTAGACATAGCTGTCCCCAGTGAACACATTACCTGTATGCACAGGGTCAATGTCCACCTCCTCAAGCTTGATACGCTTCATAGGAATGCCGTGGAGCGTTTCTCCATGTAGGTGAGTACCATCATACTCAGTGAGCAGTACGGGCTCACCACGGGCCATTACAACGCCGTTAACGAGGCGCATGTTAATGTCTTCTTTACGATAGAATGGCTGTGTCATTTTCAACCTTCCCTGTCTTCACAACTTTGAACAGATTGCTGCATTCAGCAGCACGCTTATCCCATTGCTGTTTAGCTTTGTTGTTCATTTGGCGTTCCCTTTAAATGTAGGTCTACTTTTAACCACAGTTGCACTCCCCTTATTTACAAACCAACAAGAGTGAGTCTCATCCCTTTGCCACCCAAGAGCCTCTGTCCAACCAATAAGCCCGCCATGCCCCTTGCCTAGACCAACACGCACTAAAAGCATGCCACCACTAAATAGCAAAACTTCGCCTGCTTTGTGAGGGCCATTGTTAAATTGAACTATGTCACCAACCTTGAACATTACATCAAGCCCTCTGCACGTACAATCTTCTCAGCAGCTTTCACATCACTGCTGTTGATGATTGATTGAATGTCGCCATACTTATCCGCCATAGACTGCCCAGCGTCAAACGCTTCGTATCCACGCACAGCAGCGTCATACGCCCAGCCCATCAGCTCGCTGCTTTCCAGCCAGAAGTTGGACAATGTGCGGTATTCAACACCATACTTCTTAGGACGGAATGCTCCAGCCTTACCGTACAGCTCACGACGACGAATACTGTCAGGGTGGGTATCCAGCAGGAGAGACGGCAAGCCCAGATAGAAGTCAAGCTCACGCACAAGGCTTGCACACCACCGGACATACCCACTATCTTCGGGTTCACCATCATCACAGAAGCCGATGTGGATGTGGCCTGCTGCTGTACGGAAAGGACGTTCTCCATTAGGGCGTGGGTTTACATCTGCTGTCCATGCGTTGTAATCGGGGTCACAGCCAAGCTCAAGAGCTTCAGCAGGCTGGGCACGGAGGTATTCAAAACCAAAATCTGCAACAGGCGCAATGGTGAGCTGGTAGTCAGGTACCATGTCACGAAGGATTGACATCACTTCGTGGATATTTGTTATGAATTGCGCCTTGTTTTCAGCCGGGTCGATGTTGAATTCCAATGCCATGCCATCCACTTGGACAGCACCCTTGTTTACTTTCTGTGGGTCTTTCTTGTTACCAACAACAAGGCCATGTGCACTCTTGAATACACCAGCTTGTTGTACAAAGATTTCCGGGTCGGCCCCAACAAGAATTTTACTCATGATTTGTCTCCTATTTATTACCTTTGAATGTGGTTACTTTGATAAGGTCTTCTTTGCGGTAGCTGTTATTTCCACCATCCCATTTGACGTATATCCACAGATGCCCATTCACTTGGACTTCTGTCACTTTGCCAATAAGTCCGTTTGGAAGTTGGTCATCCCTGTTAAAATATACGGACTCTGGGTTAATCTTAACTCTATCGCCCTTCTTAAACATACCTACTCCATTTGATAGCAGCTTTTACAAACACGCACGTTAATGCCGTGTACTGTCTTGTCTGAGATATCGTCAACACTTTCAAACAAACCACAACATTCACACATCTCTTCTTCGTCTGTACCATCGTCAAGCTGGATCAGCTCAACAACTGTATCGGCCTTTACAGATGTAACATAAGAGTTACTAAAGCTAACCACACCAGTGAATGTAAATGGGCTGTCGCCCATCAGTTGAATGAGGTCAAACTCTTTGGCAGAGCGTGGGTTAAGCCACACATTCACAGGATTGCCTGTAGCAGTCTTGCATTCAACACGAAGGGAGGCGTCCCTGTTTGCGCTGTGGTGGACGGCTACAACCTCAAACTCTATTCGCTCTCCTTCTTTATAAGGGCCTTGACCAGCCGGCCTTGATGTAACAGACCAGCTTACAACAGGCTTTATGTATGGTTTAACCTCCCTCTGTTGGATGTTGCCCATAACATCCACTGTAAGAAGGGTGTCTATAGGAAGCTCTGTCGAGTCTTCCAGAGCAACGCCGTTACGCCAAGCACAGGACAGCAGCATCCAATGCTCAGATGCAAACAACACGACATTTGTGCCCTTCTCCTTTGCGTAGAACATTGGGCGCTCTTTGTTACGTATGACGTTGAGCAGCTTTGCTTTCTTGTCCCACCACATTATAGTGGCAGCACCTTCCAGCTTACCCCACACAACATCAATACCGTCTTGGTCTATGTTGTGAATAAGGCACTCACTGTCTACGATAAACTTGCCAGAGTCTTTGAGTTTCTTCCAGTTGGTAAGAGTGCCGTTGTGAACGCCAACGATGTTGTCAGCCTCAAACGGGTGGGCATTACGGGCATTTACGTCTCCAACTGTGGCCCAGCGATTGTGCCCGATACATACATCTGGCAGCTTATCAAACGCCTGCTTGAACTGGGGGAAGTGCATCAGCTCATGAGGAAGAAGGGCCTTCTTAACTAAATGGTCTTCATCCCCACGAACAACATACACCCCAGTGCTGTGAGGCCCACGAAGACTATCCACAACCAGCAGGTCATGGAAAGTTGCCACTTCCTTTTTGAACATCCCGCCAATGACGGCTACGATTCCACACATCAGTTGTTTCCTTTGAATTTTGGCCTGACCAGTTTGAACGTTTTAGACGCAACAATGAACTCTGTATCACCGTTGTAGGTGGGGTGTTTTAGGATGACCACATCCATAAATATGTCATCCCGTATTCTAACCACCTTGCACGTTGCTAAGGCGTTAGTAAACCCATAGTTGTTTAACTCGTTACCAGTAACAAGGTCGCCAACCTTAAACTTATTCATCACAAATCCCCACTAAGAAGTTTATCAACCAACATCAGGAAGTGCTTGCGGCACTGATGATCTTCATTGACAATTTCAGGGTGTGGCTGGTAGCACAGGGATTTGGTGTCTTTGTAATGTACCACCTCTACATCACATAAATCTCGGGAGTCTCCTTTGTCATTCAGCTTGTAGCTCGATAGGTTTGCATACGCTATCAACTCACCACCAGCCCCAGCACGCATCATCTGGTGATGTGTTGATGATACCATTATCTCACCCCAATGCTTGCACATGGCCTTATGTGTTCCTGAAATGGCGTGATTGTCCACATCCTGCCACATCTTCCCGCCATTCATTACATTGAGGAATTGCCCACCACGGCAGATGCCCACCATAGGCACGTCATTGGCATAAGCCCAATCAAACACTTGCTCTTCGTATTTATCACGTTCAGGTGAGCAATAAGAGCCAACGTTATCCTCGCCATATAGTTCAGGAGATACGTCAGCACCGCCTGTAAAGCAGAGCAGGTCAGCCACCTGCATTGAATGCGCCAATGCAAATCCTGCTTGTTTAAACATACGCTCATATGCGTATCCACCACCAACTACATACACTTTTTTCATTTCAGGTTTCCTTTGAAAGTTTGGAGTTTTTTAAGTGTATCTGGGCTAACATACCAACCACGGCCCTGCTGGCAACGCCTCCCACAATTGTGGCCTTCACCGAATCCATCCCAGTCTACACCGATCCGATCTTCCTCGATGTGGACTACCACGCCAGTCAGCCCTAAAACCGCAAACGCGTCCCCAGTATCTGCGGTGCACGTTACCTTATCCCCCACTTTAAAAGTTTGCATCTGCCCACTCCTGCAAAAATTCCACACAAGCGTCTAGTGACTGCTCGATGGGTAATGGCTTCACCATACCACGCACCATCTCACCACCAATCTGCTCTAGCCCCTGTTCAAACGTTCTGTTTCCACCAGCACGGAACAAGGTGTCTGTCCCAAAGTAGTCATTGTTTTCAACAAAAGGCTTCTTCGGCTCGGTCATCTTGTGCTTGATGAATGATACACAACCTTTGTCTCCTACATGGCCGACAGGAATAACGCCATGTCCGCTGTGGTCTCGTGTCCACTTGAGCGTGTCCTTGCTGTACACGGCTTTCTGCGAGGCAAGGAATGCCAAATCAACCGGCACGCCACGTTTACACAGCGCATAAAACGCATTGACACGATCTTCATACTCCCATGCCTGACGTGTTGCAATACAGGCCATTCCAATGGCATTGGCTGGCTGGCTAACGTCCAACACATATCCGCCATCTACAATAGCGTCGATATCCTTGAGCAAGAAGCAGTCTTTGAGCGGCGACAGGTTAGCTAGGTAGTACCCCCACCACATAGAAGCGTCCGTCTTAACCTTACCAAAGTCCGTCACAATGTAGTCACACTTTCCAGCATCGCGCAGGTCATAGTGGCAAGCCTGACCAAATTTATTCTTAACAGACCCGCCCTTAACTACACACCAATTAGCCGTACCTTTTGCACCTCCCTTAATTGCCGCAAATGCTTCCTGAATAGAGTCATCAGACAGAAGCTTAATCTCTGACAACCCCAACGGCTTTTTTGGTAGCGCAACCTCCACTGGCTTGAACAAGTGTTTATATTGCTCGTCCTTGAACTCAGGCACAGACGTGGGCTCAACCCATGCCAGATTGATGCCAGTCTCGTCGTCAATCATCAAGTAGTGTTCCTTGATGCCGTCCTCATCGAACAGTTCAATGTCACCAGCTTTGATTTGCATCTTGTGGCCATCAAACTTGTCCATAGCAGGAGACCAGCCAGGCCACTTGTCAGTTTTACTGGGCTTGTGTACCACCACCTCGGTGTTGTCCTTGAGTTCGTAGATGAAATCAAAAGCAGAACGTTTCATCTTGCGTAATTGCAAGAATTGCTCTCCCACTTTCTTTACATCTGCAAATACAGATCCATTGTCGTAAGTGCCATTTGCTTTAGCAACAATGCACATCCCTTCCCTTACTTTATCAACAGACAGGTTTTTAATCTTCACAGAAGCCCCCTAGAAGCTTGTACGCATTCACAGCGTACAAGATAAAGAATTGATAGGCGTTCGTCTTCCTTCATGTCCTCAACGAGGACAGCACGCCCAGCAGGTATAAACCTGTACGCCATCTGACGCAAGATGTCACATATACGCCATAAGTCATCGTCTGTCCCTACTTCAAACTTGACCATTTTGTGCTCCTTAGCGTCAAAGACGCTAATTTTTGCTACAAGTATTTTAAAAGCTAAGTGCTTGATTAGTAACGATGTTACAATTTTCTTTGAAAATATTTGTCTAGATTGTCCTAAAAAGAGGGTATATAAAGATAGGTCTTTTAGAAAAAGAATAAGATAAGTAATATATATATAATATAGATAACGTGAACGTAGTGAACACGAACGAAGTGAGTAGTTATCTGATAATACTATAGATATACAATACAATGTATATGCGAAGCATATAAATATACAAACAAGAAAGCCCACCAACCAGTTAGGTCAGTGGGCTGTATAGCGTGAGCTATGATACCATTAAACACTTTGTAAACACAACTCAAACACTTGCTTGAGCGTCAGCTTTGGATTGGCAAAGGCAATCCGTTGTGCTTCCTTGCGTGAAATGTAATAGGTCATATTAACCCCCAGCCAGTTTATTCATGGCCATAGATAGCAGGACAGACGCTTCCTCTTTGGTGCGCTTGCTGCTCCCTGCATGTTGTTGCTCTTGAACAGATGACATAACAGAACGTCCTGATGGGCGTGGCGACTTTTCTACACGATAGCGCTTCCCTGTCTTACCACGTACAACAATATCCTTGCGTGCCTCACGCTCTTGCTTAGTAACGAGCGCATCGGCTGGCTCTTTTGAAAACGTCCAATCATATGTTGGTTTAAGACGCATAAAACCCCCGGTAAGCTCTTTAGAGCGATTCAAAGGCATAGGCTATACATACCCATGCAGACAGTATAAGAAGTGCCCCCAACAGCGATAGAAGCCCGCATACGACGTTTAAGGAAGTGCGCTTGAGCTTTGATGATACCATTTACTTTTCCCCTAGCTGGATAGCCATTGCCAAGCCGGTAAGTTTATACTTTCGGCAATCTGATTTTGCTTGTTCAAGCTCTACAATAAGCCCAAGCAATTCATCATAAGTGATAGGCGCACGACAAGCGCCCATACCTTCCTTAATCCAAGCCTCACATTTAGCTTTCATCTTTTCCTTGTTCATTGGCACACTTCCCCATATCTGTCCGAGATCCACTCGCGCAAGTCGCAATCCATTAGTATCTGCGAATCACTAAACACACTAGACCAGCTAAATTTACATTCAACCCGCTTGTTTACGTGAATCCTACTAAGGAAGGCCACGGTTTTGCTACTGCCGTCTCTGGTGATCTCTATAGAATACCAAGGTTGCATAGCGTGCCCACACAATAACTTGTAAGTGCGGGTGTAATTAAGGTTTCCATGTTTATTCAGCATACAATAACCCCTTGGTAAAAGTGGGGTGCCGTACTGGAGTCGAACCAGTGATTTGATTACTTGGCGCACTACTGCCAAGCCTTGATTGGGTTGGACAACGAGTCATCCCGCCATAAACCATGCCCCTCTCAAGTTAGTCATACAGTTTTACCTGCCACCTTCCGTTTTAGGTGTGGGCTATCCGCTGCCCTAACGGCACAAAGGCATAACATAATCAGGGGCACTCGTTAGAATGCCCCTTGTTATATTATGCTGCCTTTTCTTGTGCACGGGCCAGCATATCAGCCATTGCCACTGCATCGAGCCCTTCATCAGCGTCAGATAGTGCCTTTTCCACCAACTTGGTGAGCTTAGAGGCGTAGTCGGCTGGCTTCTTTTCCATCTGTACGTTATCAGCTTGCCATGCCCAAATATCGTTTTTGTCATCAGCCAGCCATGCCTCAACCTTCTCCATCATGGTGGCAGAACGACGCTCAGAGAAGTTTTTGAAGCCAGCCAGTTGTTTGACAGCCTTGCCGCCTTCGATACGATCTACCAGCACTTGAGCGAACGGCATAAACTCTGCGAAGTAGAGGCGAGCAATTCGCAAGTTAGCAGGTGAGAGAACATCCCCGCCCAACATCTTGTTAACAAGGCTCGCGTCCTTGTGCTCGATGGAATGGGCCAACAATTCACGGGACAATACAGACAGATTTGTCTTGGTGATTTTTTCAGCCTTGCTCAATTGGTTAATGAGAAGGTTGAGTTGTTTAATATCCAGAGTTGCTTTCATGGTACTTTCCTTCTGCTTGGTTGTTAACACAATCAAGGGCATTGCATGTGATGATACCATTAATGCCCTTTGTTCTATTAACAATTGGCTCTTGTGTCTGGTTGGCGATACCAATAAACAGGGTTCCCCCTTTACACTCACATACCACACAAGGTCGGTATTTCACTGGCGACTCCCCCTTAACTTGCATTAAGGGATCAACATCTCCCGACTATTCTACACGAGTGTGATATGTTGTGTCAGTTTGTCTGACAGCCTAGCGAGGATAGCTAACAGGTCTCTCCCGCCAACGTAAACGACACATGCCCCCATTGGCTACTAGAATGCAAACGGTGTTCTGTCTGTCTAGGCGTGGGAGCTGCCAAATTATTAAAGAAGTACGACGGCGACAAGGCCGAAGAAATCACTAGCAGGCAGATGCAATTACTTCACATGTAAGGGCATACAGCCCATACGCTCACTAACTTAAAGACATTGTTATCTATTACACAACGTACACAATGCCCCGCATTAGTATACGCCTGTTATAGTTTCCAGCCAGTGCCAGCTACTAGCAGTGTCTAAGACACCACATGCTTTTCTGTCACACACTACCTACCAGATTATTAAAGAGCGGGGCCTTTTACCGTGCTGCCCATCACGTCTAGTCATTAGGCTATTGAGTGCTAAATCCCTCGCCAGTGGAAACCTTGTACTACATTGTCGGGGCAGTTACCACAAGGTGCATAATCGCTACCTGCCCTTAGTTAAGCCTCCGAAGAGTACCGCGCTTAACTTTATGTCGCTCACTATATCTAACCCGTTGCATCCTGTCAAGCTCATTCTCTTTCGAGAAGTAATTGCCATCGTGTCCGCTACCTAAGTAGCTACTATGTGCCACCAGTCGCCGCACTGGATTGTTTAAAGCAAGCATCATGCTCACACATAGAAAGGAAGGGTTAGATTGTGAAAGAACGTTAGTCGCATTGGACTGAGTACAGCTTAATCAAAGGCACTGTAGTTTGTCAATGCCTTTTGTTAAGCCTGTCGAATTTTTTGTTTTCATCCAAGCCAACTTTAAACTATATCACAATACCCATTTCGTCAACTACATAGCAATCTATGCCTTTGTTAATTGCCCGTTCTCTCAATATAACAGCAGACTCTAAAGACAACTCGCAACTAAAAACTTTGTCGTCGTCAATAAATGAAACAAGATAGTATGACATGGTGCACCTCTAATTATAAAACTACAGGGAAACAATCTTTTTTGCTATATGACAAGGATACGAACATCCCGTCATAAATACCTTTAATCTTTTTGCCAGTATTCTTTGTCACTACTAGACACAAACCGTCGTCAAACATAATCCAGCCCCCGACGTTAATGTCTTTTGCACGCCTGTTTGTAGTTTTCATATTGGTACCCTATAGCTGCTCTATCTCTTGATGATGCAAATATCTCACACCAATCAGTAGAAGTCAGTACATATTCATAAATATTTTAGAGCGTTGTGTTTGCAATACATAGAACGTGTGTGCGGTTAGCACACAATACATATACAGTCAAGACCATACATGTGACGGCAGTCACAATAGTATTCATACATACACATAAGGTGGTGCCGAAGGCGTAGAAAATATACCCTAACTATCTGATTTGTAAGGATATTCCCCAAACGTAAATGTGGTGGAGTCTCGGGAGAGACATTGTAGCACGTTAACCACGTGCAGCATTATGATGGGACGGGCAGCAGGGGGTATGGGGGTCTTGATGTATGGTGCAATGACCCTCAATATTTTCTAACGAAAATTCCCACAACGGGGTCATACATATTATATGCTTCGCATATGCCTTGACGTATGCTAACCGCATACGCTATGTGCCGAAGGCGTTAGAGAGGATTACTGGAGATATGTGCCTCAGGCCGGCAGGGCCAAGATACGCCATAAAGAGGAAAGATGAAACATCAAAAGAAATTAGTCACTTGCTCCATAGGAGCTGTACTAGCCATTGTGGCTACACAGTATGAAGGTCAGCTCAAAACATCTGAAGAAGCTCTTAAGCTTATTTCAGGTTATGAGAACTGTACATTGAACGCTTACAAGTGTCAAGCAGGTAAGTGGACGAATGGTATTGGGAATACCCACGGAGTAAATCCTAACGAATTGATTAGCCTAGACAAGGTGGCTGAGAATTTTGTAGCAAATGTCAAGGAAGCAGAGGTATGTGTAAGTAGACATTCTAAGTTTGAGTTTACACAAGGCAAGTGGGACGCTGCTGTTAGTTTTACAATGAATGCTGGGTGTGGCAACTACAGAAGCTCTACATACTCCAAGACTGGTACTTGTAGCACACTACTGGCGTGGAACAAATACACTGACCCAGTAACTAAGAAGAAGGTAGTTAGCAAGGGCCTTGATAACAGACGTAAGGCGGAATATGCTCTATGCGTGAGGAACTAAAACACTACTCTACGTACATACTCTTTGCAGGTTCTGTACTAGACATTGTAGCATATGCACTAGACGCTACTGGGGAGTATCTGTTACTCAGCGGTGTAGTCAAGATATTGGCCCTAGTGGCCAAGTTTATTCCGCAGAGGTTGGCTAATGAATCAAAGCCTACTTAAGCTGGCCTTGCTATTCCTTGCTTTATCATTTAGTATGTTTAGTGGGTATTGGCTTCGCGGCGTACTTGAAGAGAACAAGCAGCTCAATGAATACCTGGCTAAGGCTGGGGAGGCGTTTGTGTTGCAAGGCCAAGTGTATGAGGCCAACACTAAACTGTATGCTATTGAAGAAGAGGCTAAACAGCTTCGTAAGCGTAAGTTTGATAAGGCTGTGGTAAAATATGTTGAAACTGTTGGCACTACTAAGTGCTTGTCTTCTCCTGAGTTCGTGCAGCTCTACAACTCAACCATACCAACTTCCAACCCCACCAAGTAGTGCTATGACCCCTTTGGGGGAGTGGGAACAGATGTTGGAGACAAACACAGAGCTAGAGAATGCCCAAGTGTTTGGGCGTAACCAAGAGCTATCTAGGGAGTGGCGTTCAAAGGCCATGGCCCTTCAAGACTACGTAAGGAAAATACGTGAGCAAAATTGATTTAGTCCCAATTACCTCTGGATACAATCTATCCAAGATAAATGCCAACTTTCAAAAGGTAGAGGACGAACTTAACAACAAAGTGCTATATAGAGACTCTCCTGCTGGAGAGCCTAATAGCATGTCATCCAATTTAGACATGAATAGCAAGTCTGTCCTGAATGCACATAAAATCTCTAGCAATATCCTTGAGCTTGGTGGGGTGCAAGTTGTTCCAGCCAACTTGGCTATAGACCCTTATAACGGGACAAGAGAAGCACTGCGCCGCAGCTATGCGGAGGCTGGTTACAATCTCGTCGATGGCAGCTTCGAGGTTGGTGGTACGCTCGTAAATGCCAATGATGTGCTGCTTCATGAAGCTAGCGGGAAGGCGTTCCACGGCCCCGCTGGGACTGTTCCCGCGGGAACTGACCCATCACTAGGCTTGTTTATCTTAATAGATACAGCCTCTAGTTTGTTGAAAATCCCAACCATAGCTGATTTGAAATCCACAGACGGTTATGAAGATGGGCAAATTGCGTTCCTGCTTGGCAATAGTATTAATGGCGTAGGGAGTGGTTATTATAGATTTTACCAAGTTCCCCCACTCCCAGATAATGGGGGAGCCGTAGTTTACACGCCATCTGGTGGTGCGTGGGTACTCATTTCCGCCCTCTGTTTTGAGCATTTCGGAGTTACGGATGCTCAAGTAGACCAAGCACCCAAGATTATGTCCGCCATTCATTATGCAGAGTCTGTGGGGATTCGTCTGATTAGATGCCAGAGTATCAAGACAATATACTTAGGTAGCACATTCAAAGTTATGCCAGTGGATGGAAGACGATATTCTACACATCAAGATACCTCAGTAATGTTAACGCTAGATTTTACAGGGGTCGTATTTCGCCCATTGGTTGATAACCTTACAATGATTCGGGTATTACGTGAGTCAACGAACTTCCCTGAGATTAATGGTCATGGTAGTGGCCATGTGAACACTACCTTGCTTGTAATTGGGGATCAAACGACAGGAGTATGGGATAACGATCCAAATGCTCGACGCTCATATAGTCATATCACAGTTGCAAGGTTGCGAGGTACTTCGCTTGCGTATGGTGTTAGATTCAAACCGCTAGTCCTTGGGGCGGAGACGATTGGCTGCTACTATCATGAAATCGGTGATGTGTGGTTTCGTGCCGTAGCTCACGGCGTAGTGTTTGATAACTGCCCTACTGGAAATAACCAAACAACTCGAACTCATTTTGGTGTCTACAATCACAATGGCGGAGTTGTCGGTCTAATGTGTAACAACGTAGAAACACTGATAGTTGATAGTATGAGCCTTGAGGCTTTCACAGGCGGGTCGACAGAGTTTCCGGAGGTAAGTGGACACGGGGTGTACTTGCCAAGCAAGGGTGCCGGACAGGAACTTAGAAACCATCGAGTGAAAATCACTGGGTCAACTGAACAAGTAGACAACCCGTTTTTCTGCCAAGCTATTGGTTGCGATTTAGACATCTACCCGGTCTCGTACTTAAATGCGACATGGGATTCGGACATGTATGGGCACAGTGGTTATGGTGGCATTGGTGCCATGCCGCAAACTAAAAATTTGAATGACTTTTATTTTTTGTATCAAACCAGCCGCCAGGCAGTCGTGTCTATAGCGCCATGGTCTTCGGGGGCGGCATCTCTACCCGATGGTATGACGCAATGCTACGGGAACGTGGAATGGCTGCCGTGTTCAAACATAATGACAACTGAGGGAATTCAGATATTAAGGGTTTCCTACCCAACCCTATCTGTGTTTTGTCGCAAATGCAATATATCCGCATCTGACAATACTGCAACCTTCACCCCATGGGCTAGGTCTGATATAATCGGTGGGCTGCCGGCCATTAATGCCGCAATTGACGCATCTGCAAATACACTCAAGGCTCCTGGCGCATTTGCGGTTTATACGGTGCAATATACAGCATGGGCCGGGGGTGCTGCATTTTCGCCAACGGGTGGTGAGTTTTACGGGTCGATACAGTGGAACCCATCTGTGAACGGGGAGGGTACTCAAATTGCTTATGGCACCTACCCTTATATCTCACGGAAGCGTACATATACATCTGGTTCGTGGAGTCCGTGGATTGATCTATAGTAATCTTGGGTGCGGTCAATAATCCAAAATTAGTTTTTGCAATCTATACACGCACAAAGCAACGAAAACCCCGCCTAAGCGGGGGTTTCTTTTTGACGGGTTGATGTGCCCAGAAACAACAAAAAGCCCCTTCACTGGGGCTCTCCTTTATACAGCCATTCAATGATTGCCTTGGCTGCTGTTGCTCCATATGCAATGCAACAGAACCCGCCTTGCTGCTCGCGTGACAGAAGGAAATCGACTTGCTCTTTGCTGATGCTTGAATCAAACATCACGCCCTTTAATCAACATAATGACAAAGCCCGAATTTATAGGAGGCCAGATGAATAAAAAACTACTAACAGATGTATCAGGGAAGCCCCTAACACAGGGGTTGTTCTTAGAGATAGGATATAGTGACTCCGCGCTATACACATTAAAAGACAATGACCACGAATATAATGACAAAGTACTGCCGTCAATAAAGCGCCTGTACTTAGAAATGGAGGACGTCACGGAGTACGAGTTTGCAAACAAGTATTTCCTTGGGTGGTCACATTGGCAGCGCATTTGTAATAACAAAGTATTGCGCAAGTACATTGATGACTGGCGCGTAGAGCTTGAATTGAAGCTCAGGGCCCGCGCTGCCAAGCTGATGATTGACCAAGCCTCTTGTGGTAGTTACCAAGCTGTTAAATGGCTGGCCGATAGGGGGTGGGACGTCAAGAAAGCTGGCAGACCTACTAAGGAAGATGTCGAGTCAGAGAAGAAAGCCATGGCTAAAATTGAAAGCGAGTATGGCTCAGATGTGGTAAGACTGTTTGGGGATAGCTAATGTCTGACTGGTTAACAGCCGCAATAAAGAAAATTGAAGATATGCCACAGCAGGCCAAGGATGTTCGTCAGGCGGCGATGGACGATTTGTTTACCTTTGCTCGGCTGATTAACCCACAGCGTGTCTATGGAGAAATACACAAGGATGTGTGCAAGTGGTTGCAAAGCAATAATGACCAAAACCAATTGCTACTGCTCCCACGAGCCCACATGAAGAGTCATCTGGTTGCTGTGTGGTGTGCGTGGTGGGTTACAAAACACCCAGAGACTACAATTCTGTATATCTCTGCCACTGCTGAATTGGCTGAGAAGCAGCTCTACGATATTAAGAACATACTCACTTCACGAACCTACGCCAGATACTTCCCTGACATGATTAATCCAGAGGAAGGTAAGCGTGAGAAGTGGGCTGTGTCAAAGATAGCCGTAGACCACCCTAAACGCAAATCTGAGGGGGTTCGTGACTGGACTGTAGCAACTGCTGGCCTAACAACTAACACCACTGGGTGGCACGCTGAGGTAATTGTAGCGGATGACGTTGTTGTGCCTGATAACGCCTACACAGAGGATGGTCGTAAGCGGGTCACATCTGCCATGTCGCAAATGACCTCTATTCGTAATGCAGGCGGCTTTACAAAAGCTTGTGGTACACGCTACCACCCAGCCGACATATACTACACTTGGAAAAACCAGAAGGCCACTCTGTACGACGAGGAGACTGGTGAAATAACTGGTGAGCGACCTCTATGGGACATCAAAGAACACGTCGTAGAAGAGGATGGGCGCTTCCTATGGCCACGGGAGTCAAGGCCAGATGGTAAGATGTTTGGGTTCAACCTTAACATCCTGGCCGGTATCCGTGGAGAATATGAGGATACTACACAGTATTACGCCCAGTATTACAACAACCCAAATGACCCAGGCTCTGAACGCATCAGTCGAGATAAGTTCCAATACTACGACCAGAGGTTTGTAAAACAGGCTGGTGGGGATTGGTTCTTTAAAGACAGGCGGTTAAATGTCTATGCCTCAATCGACTTTGCATTTTCGCTCTCGAAGGCTGCCGACTATACTGCTATTGTGGTTATTGGGGTTGATTGTGAAGGCAGTGTTTATATACTTGATATAGACCGTTTCAAGACTGATAAGATTCTTGACTACTTTAAGCATATTGCTGCACTGCATTCCAAATGGGAGTTTAAAAAGCTTCGTGCAGAAGTTACCGTGGCACAGCAAATCATTGTAAACGATAAACGACATTAAAGACTACATCCGTAAAGAAGGGATGAAGCTGTCTGTTGAAGAATATCGTCCAAGCCGGTCAGAGGGTAGTAAGGAAGAACGTATTGCTGCTACACTAGAGCATCGTTATGACAACCAAGCTGTGTGGCATTTTAAAGGCGGATACACGCCCGTGCTTGAAGAGGAGTTGGTCTTGGCTAGGCCGCCACACGATGACCTTAAAGATGCATTAGCGTCGGCTATAGCCATCTCTATAAAGCCAAAACAGACACGGACCAGTAAAGACGTGTTTGGCATTCAGACACTGAACACAAACAAGCGCTTCGGCGGTATCTCATTTAGAGGATAAGTATGAGCACAAAAGTGGTCGAGCTTAATAAATGGCTCAAGCAAGATGATGCTGCGGCGTGGGTGTCCAATCTTTGGGCTTCCTTCAACAATCAGCGACGAGAAAAGATTGAGGAGTGGAAGGAACTTCGTAACTACGTGTTTGCTACAGACACCACAACTACAGCAAATCAGACATTGCCATGGAAGAACTCTACAACGCTTCCTAAGCTCTGCCAGATAAGAGATAACCTACATTCCAACTATCTGTCTGCACTATTCCCTAACGACGATTGGCTGCGTTGGGAAGCATACTCTAAAGACGATGGTACTAAGAAGAAGACCCGCGCCATTGAAGCCTACATGAAAAACAAAACACGCGAGGGCCATTTCCGCACTGAGATGTCTAAGCTGTTGCTTGACTATATTGACTACGGCAATGCTTTTGCCACTGTTGACTTCTCTGCTCAGTACCGAGAAGACCCAACCACTGGCCAGCGCATTGCTGGGTTTATTGGCCCACGGGTTTTCCGAATCTCACCTCTTGATATTATATTTGACCCAACCGCTGCAACCTTCGACGAGTCATTTAAAATCGTCCGCAGCATCAAGACTGTTGGTGAAATCCAGAAGATGGCAGAGGAGTGGCCTGAGAATGCCTTCTATGCCTCATACGCGGCTCGTAGAGCAACTATGAGACAGGTGCTAGGGGGTTATAGCATAGAAGACTTCGACAAGGCTGAGGGCTATTCTGTGGACGGATTTGGAAACCTCTATGAATACTACCAATCCGACTATGTTGAAATATTGGAGTTCTATGGTGACTACCACAGCACAGAAACTGGTGAGCTCAAATCTAACGTAGTAATCACTGTGTTTGACCGCTGCCACGTTGTGCGTGAAGAGCCCATCAAGTCATACTTTGGTAAGGCTCCTGTGTGTCATGTTGGGTGGCGTATGCGCCCTGACAACTTGTGGGCAATGGGGCCTCTGGACAATCTGGTAGGTATGCAATATCGCATTGACCACCTTGAAAACCTCAAAGCAGATGCCATGGACCTGTGCGTTCACCCCCCTCTTGTAATCTCTGGGGAGGTTGAGGAATTTGTGTGGGGGCCAGGTGCCGAGATTCACACCGATGAGAATGGGAGCGTCTCTGAGCTTGGCAAGAACCTTAACGGCATCATTGCTGCTCATTGCTGCGTCTAACGAAATTCACACGCTAGAAGAGAAGATGGAGTTGTACTCAGGAGCACCTCGCGAGGCTATGGGTATTCGTACAGCGGGTGAGAAGACAGCGTTTGAAGTGCAGTCATTACAAAACGCTGCTGGACGTATCTTCCAAGAGAAAATTACTAGCTTTGAGATTGAACTGCTGGAACCAACTCTGAACGCTATGCTAGAGTCTGCCAGACGCAATATGGAGGCGTTTGATGTCGTCCGGGTACTAGACGATGACTTGGCGGTACAATCGTTCCTGAGCGTAACCAAGGACGATATTACAGGATCTGGTAAAATCAGGCCTGTTGGAGCAAGACACTACGCCTCTCAAGCACAGCTTGTACAGAACCTTAGCATGATGCTGAATGGTCCAATGGCTCAAGTTGTTGCGCCACATCTGTCAGGTATTCAGCTCACTAAGCTCCTTGAGGATGTTCTTGGTCTTGAGCGTTACAACCTGTTTAAGCCCAATGCAGCCATCTTTGAGCAGCAAGAGACTCAACGCTTGGTGAACCAACGCTTGGTGAACCAAGCACAAGAGGACTTGCAAATGGAAGCTGCTGTTCCACAGGACATCACTTCATGAAGACATCTTGGTTAAGCGGCATTAAGGACGCCAGTGTTAAGAAGGAGCTTCGCTCTAATTTTTTGGTGTCTAAGATGGTTAGGGAGCGTCTGGCAGAAATGCTGGACGCCAAACTAAACAGCTCCGTTAGGGCGTCCCGTAGTTCTGAGTCTTACGACTCCCCAAACTGGGCACTAAAGCAAGCAGACGCCACAGGATACCAGCGTGCGCTGGAAGAGGTGAAGAGCTTGCTAGATGACGCCAGTAAAAAAGACTAAAGAAATCTGTCCAGATTCTTAAAAAATCGGGGTATATACTATTGTATATAGTATAGAATCGAAGATTCAAATAGTATAATAGAATGTATATAATAAGTATATATATACTATAATATATATAATACATAAGGATAAGTATGACTGATAATCTATTTACTTCTACAGAGCAACCTACCAGTCAGCCACCTGTAGATGTGAACCCTCAAGCAGACCTGCTTAAAACGGTTCTAAATGAACGCGGAGAGCCTAAGTACTCCACAATGGAAGAAGCCTTTAAAGGGCTAGCTAACGCACAACAATACATCCCACAGCTCAAGACTGAGTTGTCAGCCAAAGAGCAAGAGCTCGCACAGTTGCGTGAAGAACTAGCCAAACGACAGTCCGTTGAAGAGGTAGTATCCAAGCTCACCACTGCTCAGCAACAACAGCCTCAAGCCACCACTCCTGGCGTGATTGATGAACAGGGAATTGAAGCGTTAATCTCTAGTAAGCTTTCTGCTTTTGAACAACAGAAAGCACAACAGACAAACGTAGAGTTTGTTCAAGGAGAGCTTGTTAAGCTTTATGGAGAGAAGACAAAAGAGCTGGTAGCAGCTAAGGCGTCTGAGTTAGGAATGAGTGTTGAAGAGCTTGGCAGCATGGCTGCTACTAAGCCGAAAGCCGTTCTGTCATGGTTTGTTCAAGCACCACAACACACTAATACTAGCGTAACAACTTCTTCAGTCAACACGTCTAAATTCCAGCAAGCCCCGCAAGAGCCTGTTGGTCGCCCAGTAAAAAGTTTGCTGTCTGGTGCCTCTTCGCAAGAACAGATTGAGTATATGCGTAAG